TTGACCTAAGATTAGAGAGTGTTGCATCCCAATTGCAGAAAATGACAGAGGGAAAGCCAGCATTTCTTATAGATCCGCGCTGTCAGCAGCTAATAAAAGGCTTTGAAGGTGGGTATCAGTACAGACGTATGGAGGTTTCTGGTGAAAGATACGCGGATAAGCCTGATAAAAATATGTTTTCACACGTACATGATGCGCTACAGTACCAAATGTTAGGTGCTGGAGAGGGCAGAGCCTTAATAAACAACCAAAAGCCAGCGTCTGCAACAGTAGCAAAAGGCAGCTTTAACGTATTTGACAACAGAAAGAAGCCACAGCGTAGACAAGGATTGTGGTCAAGACTCTAAATTGTGCATTGAAAATTATTCTTTTCTGTGCCAACCAATGTAAAACAACTAAGGAGAACAATATGTGTGGTGGTGGTGGCAGAAGTCAGGCAGATACAGATGCTGAAGCTAAAAGAGCAGCAGAAGATCGCATTGCAGCAGAAGATGCAAAGCGTCAAGAAATTGAATCAAAGGCTGAGCAAAAACGTGAAGACATTGGTGAAGCTATAGAAAGTCGCACAGAAAGTAGAGCAGGTGGACGTGGCGGTTCTGGTCGAAGATCTTTATTTAGAGCAGGTGGCGGTGGATATTTAGGTAGATTTGGCTAATGGAAAAAATTGCTAAGCAGTACATACAAAAGTATGAGAAAGCCAAGTCCTTTCGCGAGAACTGGGTTCCGTTGTTTGAGGAGTGCTACGAATATGCGTTGCCTCAACGTGAAAGTTTTTACGCTGAAACTGCTGGGCAAAGACGAGATGACCGTATATTCGACGAGACTGCGGTGGTGGGCGTGCAAGAGTTTGCTAGTCGCCTCCAGTCTGGGCTTGTTCCTAATTTTGCTAGGTGGGCTGATCTCATGGCTGGTAGTGAGGTTCCTCCAAATCAGCGTGAATCTGTTGATAACGAGCTTGATGAGGTAACTGAATACGTCTTTGAGATACTACAAAACTCTAATTTTAGCCAAGAAGTACACGAATCGTTTATGGATTTAGCTGTTGGCACTGGTGTTTTGTGCGTAGAAGAAGGCGATGCACTCAATCCTGTTAACTTTTCTGCCATACCATTGCCACATGTGGTGCTAGATACTGGCCCAGATGATAGAATTGACCACGTTTTTCGTGAGCGCAAGGGTGTAAAGTACGATCACCTAGAGATGATGTACCCAAATGGTACATTAGATCCCAAAGTTATGAACTATATGGGGTCAGATAAGACGACAACTGTACTAGAAGTTGTGTGTCGTGATTATTCTACTAAGAATGAAGAAGCATATCTAAGCTATGCGTTCTGTATGACTACAAATACTGTGCTAAACTATAAACAAATGAAGGGTAACGGCTCAAACCCATTCATTTGTTTCCGTTGGTCTAAGTGTGCAGGTGAAGTTTATGGTCGTGGCCCATTAATTAACGCATTATCTGCTATAAAAACTACAAATCTTACCATCGAAATGATACTTGAGAATGCGCAAATGGCTATCTCTGGTGTATACCAAATGGAAGATGATGGCGTAATAAATCCAGACACAATACAGTTAGTCCCAGGATCTATTATACCAAAAGCTATGGGTTCGTCTGGCTTGCAACCAATAAATGCAGCTGGAAACTTTGATGTAGCCCAATTAGTTTTAGGTGATATGCGTCAAAACATAAAACGCGCGTTGTATAACGACATGCTTGGCAATCCAGACAAGACACCTGCGTCAGCTACAGAGGTAGCAGAGCGCATGGCAGACCTTTCTAGGCGTATGGGTGCAGCTTTTGGTAGGTTGCAAGCTGAATTAGTGCAACCTGTACTGCAGCGCGTTATTTACATCCTCAAGAAGCAAGGGCGCATAGATGTACCTACTGTAAATGGGCGTGAAGTTAAGATACGTTCTGTATCTCCGCTTGCACAAGCGCAATCTAACCAAGATATTTCTAGCGTTGGTCGGTTTCTTGAGATGGTCGCTGGTACATTTGGACCAGAGATGTTGCAGCTATTAATTGATGGCGAGCAAACTGCTATACACTTAGCTAAAAAGTTTGGCGTGCCTGAAAGCTTGATTCGTGATGAAGAACAGCGTAAGCAAATAGCTGCAGTAGCGCAACAAATGGCGCAACAGCAAGCGCAACAACAACAGGGTGGTATGAATGAGCAAGGGCAACAAGGTTAATGTTGGAATAGATGGGTATCAAAGGGCAACAAGCCAAGATTTAGAGATAAGTCAAAACATAGCTGAACTATTTAATAGTCCTACTGGGGAAGCTGTAAAAAAATACTTACGTTCTATTACTATTGAAATGGTGCATGGCTCAAATGTAACTGCAGAAGAGTTAAGGCACATTGAAGGGCAGCGTTATATTGTTGCTTTGCTAGAAGCACGTATCAATCATGCACATAGGAGTAATAATAAATGAATGATATACCAGCAGAATCAGAACAGTCTACACATGCAGAAACTACAGAGCGTGACTTTGTAGTTGCAGAAGATGCAGCACCAGAACGACCAGAATGGTTGCCTGAAAAATATAATAGCGGTGAAGATTTAGCCAAAGCGTATAAAGAACTAGAGTCTAAGCTAGGCACAAAGGAAGAAGATCTGCGCGCTAAGTTTCAAGAAGAGTATGATTCTACAAAAAATGCTGATCGACCTGCATCTGCTGGCGAATATGCACTACCAGACTTTGTTGATGATGAAGCTGCTGTAGATAATGAGCTTCTTAAATGGTGGGCTGAACAATCATTTGACAATGGATTTGGTCAAGATAAGTTCGAAAAAGGTATTGAGATGTATCTTCAGACGATGGAGGCATCTGCTCCTGACCTCGACGCTGAAGCTGCAAAGCTGGGGGAAAACTCAGATCAGCGAATAGAAGCGGCATCTATGTTTGCTACTAAGTTTTTCCCCAAAGAATCTATGCCAGCTATTGAACGTATGTTCGAAACGCATGAGGGTATTATAGCTATGGAGGCTATACAAGAAGCTATGAAAGATGGTTCCTTTACTGGAGATGCAACACCTGCGGCTGGCATAAGTGAAGACAGTCTAAAGGAAATGATGCAAGACCCAAGGTACTGGAGTAAAAATGACCCTGCATTTGTTCGGCAAGTAGAGGCTGGCTTTAAGAAACTTTATGGAAGCTAAGATAATAAAGCGTGGTAACTTTTACCTAACACCATTTACTAAAGATCATGTTGAGGAAGTTATATCTAACTTAGCACCAGAAAATGTCAGGGAGATAAATCTCCTTGGCTATTGTAATGTTAGAGAATGCATTGAAGAGATGATGAAATACTCTGATTGCTACTTAGTACGCAAAGAAGGTGAAGTATTTACTGCTATATCTGGGCTTTGGTACGAAGATGGTAGAGAAACACCGCAGTTTTTTGCAATGTTTTCTAAGAATATTAAGAAAAACTTTACATCTATAGCGCGTGGATCACGTATGTTAGTTACATTTTTTGATAGAACACAAGACGAAATGTGTATGCGTATATTGAGCGATCACCAGTTTATGTTGGATTGGGCAGCATGGTTAGGATTTGAAGCAATAGGTGTAACTGAGTTTAATTCTAATCATTATGTTGATTTTGTGCGTTGCATTTCACCACAAAAAAGTGCTTATAGTGAAACATCACGGCCCGTGATGCACTGAAAGGCCCATTTGGATACCCTTGTCGATGTGAAGGAACGGATACCCGAGTAACCGAAACTTTATATTTAGGAAAGAAAAATGGCTAATACAATCGACCAAGCTTTTATTAAGCAGTTCGAAACTGAAGTCCACATGGCGTACCAACGCATGGGTTCTAAGCTTCGCAACACAGTACGTTCAACAAATGTATCTGCATCAGTGGCAAGATTCCAGAAAATCGGAACAGGCACAGCGTCAACCAAAGCGCGTAACGGAGATGTTACAGCAATGGAACTAGCGCACACTAACGTAGAAGTCACAATGGCTGACTACTACGCAGCGGAATACATTGACAAGTTGGACGAATTAAAGATCAACATCAATGAGCGTCAAGTTGTAGCTCAATCTGCTGCTGCGGCATTAGGCCGTAAAACAGATGAGTTAATTACAGCGGCTATGGATGCTGGTGCAAACTCAACGCAAATAGCTGACACAGGTGGCGCATTAGTAAAAGCTGACTTACTAACATTGTTTGAAACAATGGGTACAGCTGACATTCCAGAAGACGGACAGCGTTATATCGCTATGTCACCTGCTGGATACACTGACTTGTTTAACATCAATGAGTTCGCATCAAGTGATTATGTTGGGCCACAAAGCCTACCATTTGCTGGTGGTATGACAATGAAAGAGTTCTTAGGATTTAAGATCTTCTCAACGTCTGCTGTAGCTGGTGGTAAAAACTTTGCTTACCATACATCATCAGTTGGTATCGGTATTAACTCTGATGTTCAAACAGAGCTTAACTATGTACCGCAAAAGGTTGCACACCTAGCAACATCAATGATGTCAATGGGTTCAGTAGTAATCGACAACAATGGCGTTTACGAAGTTCTTGACAACAACTAATATTTTAGGGGGCTTCGGCCCCCTTTAACTCCAATATATAGGTTGAAGAAATGCCAGCAAATACACCAATAAAAGTATGTTCACGCGCTTCCGTCCTTATGGGCGGTTCTCCTATTTCATCCTTTGATGAAGGTACAGCCGAGGCTGATGTAGTTGACGCAATGTACGAAGACATAGCAAGAGCAGCGTTAACAAGCACACGCTGGAGATTTGCAACTAACCAACAAGTATTAAACAGATTAACTGCTGCACCTACAAGCAGGTTTGATGCAGCATATCAAATGCCATCTGATCTTCTCATGCTCAGCGCAGTTACAGTAAACGACGATCCAATTATATATGACATATATGGTGATAAAGTATATTGCGATACATCAACAAATGAGATTGTAGTAGCAGATTATATATATAGAGCTAATGAGGCTTATTGGCCTTCATACTTTACACTTGCTGTAGAGTTTCAAGTAGCAGCAATGCTGTCAATATCTATAGCTAGAGATGCTTCTCTAGGTAGTATGATGGATCAACAAGCTGAAAGACAGATGATAAAAGCTAGACGACTTGACTCGCAACAGCAAACAACGCGCAAGTTAATGACATCAAGGTTTATAGCACAAAGGCGTAGCTAATGCAGAAGGTAAGAATCCCACAGAATAGCTTTCAGTACGGAGAAATAAGTGACAATACTGTAATGAGGACTGATAGTCCTATCTATGCTGCGTCTGCACAAAGCTTAGAGAATATGATTGTATTGCCAGAAGGTGCTGTAAAGAAACGACATGGTGCTAAGTTTCATTACAAAAATACACAAACCAATAAGGAGTTGTACTTAGCTCCATTTATATTTGACGATAACGAAGAGTATATAATTGGTATTGGTGAGGCATACATACTGTGTTGGAGAATTACTGCTAATAATAATTTAAGTTTAGTAGCTACGATTACACAAGACACACAAAGCAATGTGCTGCCGTTTGATAAAGACTACATACATCAATACAATACTGCGCAATATGGTGACGTTATGTTTATATGTCACCCATTGTTTGCACCACGTATGCTTACAAGAACAAGCCTTACAACATTTGAGGTTAGTGTATTTAGCTTTGATACGAGCTATGACAATAAAGATACATACCAACCATATAGTGTTTTTCATAGTGCTAATGTTACATTAACTTCTTTTAATCATGTTGTAGGTACTTTTCCTGTAATAGAAACAAGCTCGGCATATTTTGATACAACAGGTAAACATATTGGAGTAACGCTTAGATATGGGGGTAATGAAATTGAAATAACTGCTGTTGCAAGCTCTACTTCTGCAACTGGTAAAATTATAAAAGAATTATCAACAAGACTTACAGTAACAAATCCTTTGCGCACAAGAGATGGGTCATCTACAATAGAAATTACGCATATTAAACATGGTTTAATAGCTGGAGATACTATTGTATTGTCTGATGCAGTAGCTGTTGGAGGTATAAATGCTTCAAGCATAAACGGAAGCAGAACTGTACAAGATATATTAGATCAAAATACATATACAGTTAATGCAGCAAGCAATGCAAACGCATCAGAAGATGGTGGTGGGTTTGTTAAAGTTGTTTCTAGTGGAGCTACAACAGAATGGGATGAACAATCTTTCTCTGCATTGCGCGGATACCCTGCATCTGTTACGTTCCATGAAAACAGACTATGTTTTGGCGGCACTATAGCTGAACCAGATACAATTTGGATGTCTCAGCTTGGTGAATTTTTTAACTATGATGTTGGAGAAGGTGACGATACTGACGCTATAAACTTGGTTGCGGCTACAGGTGATGTAAATGAAATAAGATATATGAGGTCAAATCGTGACCTACAGATCTTTACGCTATCAGACGAGTTGTATGTACCAACATATCTTAACCAAGCTATTACACCTACAAATGCACAGATAAGAAAGCAAACGCCATTTGGTACTGAGTTTGTATTACCTACGTCTATTGATGGTGCTACTATATTTGTTGAGCGTGGTGGTAGAGCAGTACGCGAATACATATACTCTGATGCAGAAGATGCTTACATATCTACAGGTGTATCTACAGTTGCAAGTCATACAATAGTTAACCCAGTTGATATAGCAGTAGTGCATTCTGGATTTAAAACTCAAGAATCTTATGCAGCTTTAGTTATGGGCAATGGTGACATGGCATTGTTTAGTTCTAACAGGGCGGAAAAACGTGCAGCTTGGACAAGAGTTACAACGCAAGGCGACTTCTTAGCAACTGCGTCTGTAGGTGATAGGTTATTTTATTATGCAAAAGATATAAATAATAACTATGTATTGTCAGAGTTTGTAGACGACATAGGCTTAGATAACTATTTATACGTTGCGTATGGTAGTGGCACAGTAGATGTAAGTAGTTTGTATTCTAGCGGTACAGTAGATGTTATTGGTTACGATGGTACAGATAAGGTTTACTTAGGCGAGTTTACTGTAAGCGGTGGTAATATTACTATGACAGCGCACAGTAGCTATACACATTTCTATGTAGGTAAAAAGTTTACATCTAAAGTAATTACTAATCCTGTAGATACTGTGGCTGCAAATGGGCCAGTTACAGGCGATGTAAGGGGTATAAGTACAGTTGTACTTAATATGAAAGACTCTACATCTGTTAAGGTAAATAACAGGACTATTAATAATATTACTGGATTTACAGGTAACAAAGAGGTTAGGCTTTTAGGATATAATAGAAATCCACAAGTAACTATAGAACAGGATGACCCTATGCCTATGCAAGTTAATGGCTTAATATCGGAGTTAATTTTATGAGTTGGCAATTAATTGGTGCTGGTATATCAGCAATGGCCTCTTTACAAGCTGGAGCTGCTAGACAAGATGCAGCCAGAATGGATGCATTTAACACTGAAACTGAACGTGAACAAGGCGAAGTGTTGGCGTTGCAACAAGCAGCGCAACGCAGGTATGAATACGATTTAGCAACAGAAGCTAATGTAGCTATGTTCTATGCATCTGGTAGGGACGTTGGGTCAGACAGGTCTGTTGAGGCATTCTTAGCAAAACAAAAAGAAATAGCAGCAACTGATTTAAGCAGAATAGATTATCAAAGACAAACAGAATCTAGCGCAAGAACTAGAGAGGCTATGGCATTAAGGCGTGGGGGTAGAAATGCTAGACGCGCATCATTGTATCAAGCTGCTGGTACTATGGCGCAAGGTATATCTGATTATAAAAAAACCACAACATAGGAATAAAACATGGCTGTTATAAGACAACAAACACAGGTTTTTAATAAGCCAGTTGGCGTGCGTAGAGTAAACACAGGCGAAGCCGAGTTGTGGGAAACTATTAAAAATCAAGCTGACGAGTTTACACGCAGAGCTTACAATGATGCAGCAGAAAATGCACAAAAAGTAGGTGCAGAAATTGCAGAAGGTGTAGAGCTTGAAGGTATAACTACATTAAATCCTATTACTGGCAAGCCAGAAGCTTTTGAAGCACCAGAAGGTATGGGTAAGTTTGCAATAGACGCTTATCAAAAGGTTATAAATGCTAGGTATGAAGATTCTATATCTACTGAAATGGATATTAAAGCTAGAGAACTTGGCGCAAAATATGAGTTTGACCCTAAAGGTTATGAAACTGCTATGTCGCAGTACATACAGTCAATGGCTGAAAATGCTGAAGGCCAATACAAACAATACATTACAACTACTGGTACTGAAAAATTAGCATACGAAAAGTTAAACGTACAAGACAGAACACGTAAACATTTTAGAAGACTTGAAACAGAAAACATAGCAAAGCAATTAGATCTTGCTAAAAGCCGTGTATATAACGTAGCTCTTAATGGTAACTTTGAAAAAGCAAATAATATTACAGCAAGAGAAATAAAAAGAGCGCATGATGGAATTAATGCAAATTTATTACAAGATGGAGCCGCACTGCAAACTAGCAATTTAATGAACATTGCAACAGGTAAAGGCTTAGTAGAGCATGTAATGAACTTTACTAGCGATTCAGATCAAAGAAATGTTATGAAGTTATATTTATCTACTAAAGGTAAAAAAGGTAATATAACAGATAAGAAAATTAAAAATAAACTTGATGTATTATTACAAGTCATAAACCCAGATACTAAAGCAGATATATTAAATCACTTTACAACTACATCAAATAATTTTGACGTTGTTGAAAGAGATAAAGAACTTGCAGCTAATGCAGCAGCAGAAATAGCAAAAGCAGAAGGAATAGAAGCTGCTAAAATTCGCACCGAAAGCAGTAATGTTGGGTACAACAAACAGCAAGAGCATTTATTTTCTAGTGCTAGTGAAAATGCTGATCATATTTTTTCAGATGATGCAACTGTAGATGAAGCAAGTGCAACATTATATACAGTTGTTACACAATTTGAATCTCTTTTAGATCAATATAATAAACGCTTAATAGAAGATAGTAACTATAGCGATTCTGAAATGAACGCAGATATTAAATTATTAAAGCGTGGAATACTCGAACCATATATATTGCAAGCTGCAGGTGATGGTAATGTAGATTATTTACAAAGTGCTATTATAAATAATGATCAATTATCTAAAGATAAACTTACAGATAAACAATTGTTGTTAGTAGATGTATTAAAAGAAACTAATATAAATTTAGAAAAACCAATTGTAAAAAGTATATTAGGCCTTACAGACAATCCAACCGAAGCTACAAGAAAAAAAGAAGCAGCTGCATTAAAAGAAAAAGTATATAATGCAAGACAAAAAGCGTTACAATTATCTAATTACGATAAGGTTGCTGATTTGTATGCAGCTGGAAACATGGATGTTGAATATCTAAAAGCAGAAATGAATGTATTAGATTCATTTGCAGGTACAGTATTTACAGCAACAGAAGTGCAAACACAAAAAAATAGATTAAAAAATGCATATGCCTTTGGAGTGTTGCAAAAATACAGCGGTACTGCATCTGGAGAAAGCATGAAAGCAATGGCTCAATATATAGAGTCAGGCGGTCAAGATACTACAGGAATGTCATCTAGTGACATTGAAACTGGTCAGTCTGTTTTAGAAAATTTATCTGTATTAAGTAGAGATACAGCAAGTTCAAAAGCAAATAAATTAGCTTCTAAAATATCACAAAGAGAAAATGAAATACAAAAACAAATAGATGCAAAAGCTATATACAATACAGTATTAACAAATGGTGGTGATCTTAAAGTAAAAAAACACAGACAAGCAACAGATGAAATACTAGCAGATAAAGGTCTTGATGATTATGTAAATTTTGACACTTGGCCTATTGCTAAAAAAAATGCGGCTTATTCTATTATGAGTCATGTACCACCGCAAAGCTTAATTGACAGCCTTAAAGACATAGTAAATGGACAGAACGTACCAAATGCAGATGCTTTATTAGATCATTATATAAGACTAGATAATCATTTATCTGGAGATGGTATAACTACAAGCAGGTTTGGCGGTATATTGTCGTATGAACAAAAAGCTTTATTAAACGATGTAAATCAAATTAGGATTACACAAGGTGGTAGCGCGCAAGAAATAGCAGCTGTATTAATTAATAGACGCAACGATCCTAAATCAACACTTGCTATGAAACAAATATTAGGAATTGATGGTGACGACATAAAGACAGTAAATGATTTTGTTGTTGAGGAATTAGATGACATGCTATTGGCAATAGAACTTAAACCAATGGTTGAGTACATGGCTAGAACTGGTCAGTCACGCGATGAAATAGTAAAGCGGTTAGATGAAATTGTTGAGAAAGAATACCCAGAAGTAGAATATATAGCTGACCCAAGATTTCCTATGGGTCAAATGAAACGATCAAGATACGGTTTACATGCAACTTTTCCAGATGATGATGAACGTGAAGAGTTTTTATCTATTATAGAATCACAATTACCTAATGGTTATTCTATGCACGCTGAAAAATACAAAGGAACAATAGCTACTGCTGATATACCTTTAGATCAACAGGGATATTTTGATACAAGCGATAATGATTATGCATTTAAAACAGGCCAAAAGAAACAAGTGTATCTTGTACCTGATGATACAGCTGTTGGTATTACTTATTATGCGCATGTAATAGAAAATAATGAACTTGTACCTTTAATATACACAGAGGATGGTACTAAAATTTATCCAATGTTTGATAAAAGTGAAACTGCTGCATTTAGGAAAGATGCAGCATTAAAAAGAAAAACCCAAATAGAAACAGATTTTACTAATGCGCAAAAAAATAATGAAATAATTAAAAAGTCTAATTACTACAGAAATCGAAGGAAACGCGCACAATGAAAAATGCTTTTACAGAAATAGCTAAGTTTGAGCGTAAAGAAAAAAGATTACCTGTAGAAGATGACCCAACATTTGGTGAAACGCTTGAAGCTTCTTTAAAATATAAATACGCACCGCTTGCTAATTTTATTACTGAAGGTGTTACGTTTGGATTTGAGCCTAAAGATATGATGGATACATATGATCCGTCACCAGATATACCAGAAAATTTAAAGCCATACGCCTCTTCTCTGCTTATGGCAAAGTCACCAGAGCATTTATCTTTTAAAATAAGAAATCTAAAAAAAGCATTAAAGACTAATGAAACATTAGCTAGGTCTGGTATAGGTGCGCAACTTGGTGCAGAATTATTTGATGGTATTAATTATATATCTATACCATTTAGAATGGCAAAAACTGGTGGGCAAGCTTTTCTTAAAGGGGGAATAGCTACAGGTACAGTTGTTGCTGGGCAAGAAGCTATAAGGTATCCGCTAGATCCTACTGCAAATAAAGAAGAGGTAGCATTAAACTTAGGTGCTTCTTTTTTCTTAGGCGGCGCACTTAAACACGCAACATCTATAAAATCTATAAGAAAAATAAATGCTATAGAAGATGGTAAAAATGCTATTAATGATATGAAGAAAGCTCTTGAAGCAGATGATGTAGAATTAGACCCTAACATAGCACCAAGTATCTTTACTGACTCATGGGTATATAAGGCAGCAACAACTCCAATGAAAAGAGTTATGACAAATCCTAACGTACCTAACAGTGTTAAGTTGCGTACACTAGGTATAGCTAATGATTCTGGCATTCTTTTAGCTGCAAACAAAGAAGGTAAAAAAATTGGAAACTCTGTATTTCAAAATGCAAAATTACATGAAGGCACTTGGGTACGAACAAACGATGATCTTATAAAAATATGGGGTCAGAGTACAGGTAAAGGCGTTATAAACCCAATGGATTACATGGTTAAACGTGGTGATTATGAAGATTGGTTAGCTTCTGTTGACAAAAAAGCTATGCGAGGAGAGCAACCTGCTAATAATTTTGAAGCGCAAGCAATACAAAAATTAAATAAATTTTATGATGATTGGGAAGTGCAACTTAGAGACCAGGGATTAATTGGCAGCCAAGGTGATTATACAAAAGTAATTAGATCAAGGCAAAACCGTTTAGATTTATTAGAAAAGCGATTAAAAGCTACAAAAAATCCAGAATATGCAACTACATTAACAGGTCAAATTAATAGAATTACAAGGGAGTTAGATGAAGCAAAAGCAAATCTAGCAGACCTAGAAGGTATGGGTGCAATAAAGCCACCTAATGAAGAAATATTTAGACCACGCTATTTTGACATGGGTAAAATTAGAAAAAATAGAGATCAGTTTGAAAAGATACTAAGCGATTGGTTTGCTAAAAATCCTGAGATTTGGGTAAAACAATCTGATGGTAAATTTAAAAAAGAAACACTTTCATCAGATCCATTAGCAATAAACAAGCGTGTTAAAGCTGTAGTTGATGGAATGATTAATGAGCCAGATCCACTTAACCCTGATAAAATGTATTATGGTATGGGTAAATCTAAACACTTTAAACATAGAGCATTAGATATACCAAATGCATTGGTACTTGATTACATGGTTACAAATCCTGTTAGTGTTATGAAAGCGTATACAAAGCGCACAGCAGCACGATTAGAGTTTTCTAAAAAACATAATGGTGACAGCATAGACGATATACTAGATGACACATTTAATGAAATGATGGACGAAGGTATAGATATAAACACAATACGTTCAGTGCAAAAAGATCAACGCCATTTATATGACAGAGTTGTTGGTACAGTTTTGCGCAATCCAGATGCACGCAACCAAACTATAGCTAAAATAATGCGTGACTTAGCGCAGTTAAATTATTTAGGCTCTGCTGGTTTAGCAACAATAACAGAGCCAGCAAAAATAATTATGGAGCATGGACTAGGCCCAACTATGCGTGGATTGTTTACTGTATTAAAAAACAATCAATTAAAACTAGGCGCAAAAGAAGGTCGTATTGCTGGTGAAATACTAGAAATACAAAATGGCTCTAGTCAAATGCGTATGGTTGATGACATTAACAATAATCCATTAAATGTTGAAAAGATGGATAAAGTAAAAGATGCGTTTTACTTACTTAATGGTTTAAGTGTTATTACTAGAGCATTAAAAGATTTTGATTCTATGGTGCGATGCCACACTTTAATTGATTATTCTGTGCGTTGGGCAGAGGGAGTTGACAACCCTAAAGGTAGTATAAGAGCTACAAAAATGGAACAAGAATATCTTTTGCGTTATAATATTGATCTTGATGATGCACGAAGAATTGCTAAATCTCCTTGGGAAAAAGGTGAATCTGGATTGTATTTAGCTAACACTGAAGCGTGGGCAAATACTATAGAATTTCCAACAACTAAAGCAGATATAATAAGTGGGCCAACTAATGCTTATGCTAAAGATGGGCGTTATAGACCAGCTTTTTATAAAGAAAGAAATGGTGTAGGCACTATACACATTGATGAAGAATATATTAAAAATGTTATGTACGATCAACGCGGTTGGGAAAACCCAAGAGTTGAAGGTGTGAGGCCACTTGAAACTGGTCTTATAAATTCTCCAGAAGATTATGTTACATTTATAAAAATGCATGAAATTATGCACAGTAATTTTTCTGCAAAAGATTTAGGTTTTTTAAAAACTGCAACAATATTACGTGAAGTTCCAAATGAAAAAAAAGTAGTTGGTTATAGAAGAAAAGAAAATATAGATACATCAGGTACATATTTTGTTCATTATACAAGAAAACAAAACATAGAATCTCTTTTACGCAATGGTTATGACGTAAATAAAAAATCTATATTTCCACTAGCAACTGGTGAAAAATTAGCTGGTGATGTTATGTATTTTACAAATGATATAAATCGTTGGAAGCAGGGTGATATCAAAGTTAAAGAAGGCACTGGAAATATAGATGATATTAATTATGATTATAACAAACAAGAATGGGTTACTAAGAAAAAAGGTTTAAAAAAAGAAACTTTAGAGCCTGTTGGTGCATATCTTGCAAAAGATGCAAAACTTTTAGTAATTGATTCTTGGGAAAAATATCAAAAAATTGCTAGTGAATTAAAAGTTACTGGCGGCATGAGCGAATTAACAAAGTTAGCAAATAAAAAATATGACGCTATACACTTGTTAAATAAAAAAGATGGTGGCTGGGATGTCCCATTAGAAAAACAAAAGAAAGATAAATATGGTGATACGATTACAAATTACTATGATGAAGTATCTTTAAATTCTGGAAATAGTGATTTTTTTGTATTTAATAAAAATAAAGTTGAATTTGAAAAAGAAGTTTTTGAAGAAACAACTGTTGAATATAATACAGTAAAAGAAAGTCGTGAAGAAATAGATCTTGCTGGTTACGAAAATGCTATTAATGATTTGGCTGCAGCTAATATAAAAAATCAAAATCGCACAAGTGACGAAACAGTGCAAACATTTAGAAACGCATTAGGCTCTGGTATAATGAATACTATACTTATGGGTACACCAGCAGATAAACCAATTATTACTGATGGTATTGTTTATATTCCTATGCGTGTAGCTGGTAAGTTTGGCATGAAAGAAGACTCTGCGTATAAAGGTTATGCGCGTATAGAAAATGGATTGCTTGGATTGCCATTCCAGTTTTATAGCTACTCACTAGCAGCAGTAAACAAAACTATGGGTGCGTATGCACATGGTCAATTTAAAAATCAATATATTGGTACAGCAATAGCAATGGGATTAGGTTACATGGCATTGCAAGCAAAGACACCAGATTGGGTAGAGTTGTCGTTCCAAGATCAATTTGCTAGATCATTAGATTACTCAGGTATAATGCCATTATACTCTGATATGTTTTACACAGCTATGACTACAACGCTAGCAATGGATGGCCCAAATATAACTGGAGGTGCATTGCAACCTAAGTTTCCACAAGAAGCAGATACATATGATGCAGTATCTGGGGTAATGGGTGCTGGACCAAGTATAACAACAGATCTTAGTAGAGCTATATATGAAATAGCTACAGGTGATGTAGGTGAAGGGTCTAAAGATTTTATAAGAAATTTACCATATGCAAGACTTTGGTTTTTAAAAGGCAAAGTAAATGAATTAACCAATATGCTTGAAGGTGAATTAGATGGGCCTAGAGGGTTTGGTAGGTTCTAAATTGTGCAAATATTTTGTGCGTTGCGCTTCTGTGCAATCAATGGAAAAAAGACTACAGAGGTGACACATGACAATAAACATAGCTAACAATACAGCAAGAATAAATTATACAGCAACGGCAGGCCAAACTGCGTTTGTAATTCCATTTGTGTTTTATAATAATACTGACTTAAAAGTTTATATTAATAGCGTATTAAAAACTATTAGTGTGCATTATGCGGTTACTGGAGGAAATGGCTCTACAGGCACTGTAACTCTTGGCACTGGCTCTACATTAAATGACAAGGTAACGCTTGTCAGGGACGTTCCTATGGAGCGTACAACCGATTTAACATCTAGTTATAACGCTGCTTCTATAGATGCGCAGTTAGATCGCATTGTTGCACAGATTGCTGACCTTGATGACAAGGCTTCACGCACAATACAAATTAATGATTATGAGTTGGCAAGTGGTTTACTCCTCCCTGCACTTGACAACCGCAAAGGTAAGACCATCCAATTTAACACCAGCACTGGTGCTTTAGAGGTTGGCCCTACTGGCGCGGATGTAACTGCACTTGGTTCCGTTGCTTCTGAAATTGCTACATTGGCTGCTATAAGCGCTAATATTACTACTGTTGCTGGCTCTAATGCACAGGTTGTTGCTGTTGGAAACTCTATGACAAGCGTTAATGCAATAAATGCAGCCTTAACTAATGTAAATAATGTAGCTAATAACATTGCAAATGTTAATTTAGTTGGTGGTTCTATTGCTGACGTTAATGATGTAGCTGATTCACTTGGTGAAATTACAGCAGTGCAAGCAAAGCTTACAAACATTGATACTGTAGCTATTGCATCAACAAATATTGGCACAGTTGCTGGATCTATTGCGCAAGTTAATACTGTAGCTTCTAAGATTGCTGATGTTACTGGGGTAAATTCTAATATATCTGCAATAACTACATCAAACTCTAACTCTACTAATATAAATGCAGTAGCTAGTAACATAGATGACGTTAATGATGTAGCAAATGTTATTACAAAAGTAACAAATGTTGCAGATAACATTACTGATGTAACAACTGTAGCACCAGCAGTATCTAATGTAGGTACAGTAGCTAGCAATGTAGGCAGCGTTAACACAGTTGCTAGCAATATAAACAATATTAACATTGTTGCAGCTAATGGTGGCATTGGAGCTACAGGCCCACAAGGGCCGCAAGGTTTAACTGGCGCGACTGGGCCGCAAGGAATACAAGGTGCAACTGGACCGCAAGGGCCAGCAGGGCCAGCAGGTAGCGGTGGTGGTGGCAGTGGTAGTTACACACATCCAAA